CCTTAGATAGCTTAGGGATTCGCAACGTAACAATAGCACCGCAGCTTGGTGTTGACGATGGAATACAGGCTGTAAGATCCATGATCCCCAGGGCATGGTTTGATAAGGTTAAGTGTGAGAGAGGGGTAGACGCCCTACGTCAATATAGGCGTGATTACGATGACAAGGGTATGACCTGGCGGGGTAGACCGATGCACGACTGGACTAGTCACTGTGCTGACGCATTTAGATACCTAGCGGTGGGCTATAAGCCTGCAAGTAATTGGGGCGATCCAATTCGGCGCAATCTGCAAGGCATTGCCTAATTTATGGTATAATCGGGCTTTATTTATTTATCTAGGGTGATGTGATGGCGGGCATTAGTAAAGGGTTGTTGGCGCTATCCAAGCTCAATCAGGCTAGCCCTAGCACTGGCTTATTAAATATTGGGCCAAGTGCGGCAGCAGAACAAGCCGCCATTGATTACGCAAAACGCTCAGGAATACCCTACACCCCATCAACTTCTGTTGGTCCTAATGACCCTATTTTTGGCGCAAGAGTCGCTAAAGAATACGAGGCAATGCAGCATAACCCTACTAATCCGCGAGTGAAGCAAAGTTATGACGCGCTCTCTGATGAAGTGGCTGGTCAATATGAGGAAATGTTGCGAGCAGGGATTAAACCAGAATTTAATAGCAACCCTGAAAGCCCTTATCGTAGCTTAATGGATATGATGGAGACTGGGCGACTAGACGTATATCCAACCCAGGCTGGCTTTGGAGCTGGCGACTTTGATCCAACAGGAAATCCTTTATTAAAAGAATCCCCATTCAAGATTAGCGGTCAACCCGCGTCTTACAATGATTTGTTTAGGGCTGTCCATGATTTTCAGGGCCATGCAAAAAAGGGCGCTGGGTTTAGGGCTGCTGGCGAAGACCTTGCATATCTTTCTCATGCGGGTACAATGTCACCTGAAGCACTTAAAGCTTTGGCGTCAGAAACAAGAGGGCAAAATAGCTGGTTAAACTACGGTCCTTTTGGAGATAAAAACAGGACTGCTGGAATTGAAGACACTATATTTGCAGATCAAAAGACAGGCTTACTACCAAATTGGGCTATACAAGAGAGGCTTCCAGAATTAGATGCTAGACGAAAAAGATTTTCTGAGCTTGCAGCTTTGGGTGACACAGGGCTTGAGGGAGCAATTGACGACGCAGGCAACCTCACCCTTATACATTATTCGCCCAGGCCAGTTGAGCGTATCGACCCAGCTTACTACGGCTCTGGCCTGTCTCGACGAACAAGAGACGAAGTTAACAGAGGCTATGGAGAAGACTTTGTTCCAAGAAGTTTCTATGGAATAGAGGCCGACACCAATCCGTATCGCAAAGAGCTTGGTTTAGGCAACAACAAGGTTCAAACACAGATAGACGCTGCTCAAATGTATGACCCTCAAAAAGACCCAGAAGGATTGTGGAAGGCTGGGAAAGGCGACTTAAATAAGTCCGAAAAGAATTTATGGGACAAGGGATATTCCGGCTACTTTGTAAACACCAAGCAGTCTGGTAAAGTCGCTGCCATGTTTGATCCGCTTGATGTTACCAAAAAGCTCATGGTCCCTCTACTAGCTGCACCTATTGCTTTCCAATCCGAAGATTCTGATGCTGGACCATTAACCAAAGGCGCTAAACGACTGATTGACTCTCGGTTCTCTAGTGCGATGGCTTTAGGTACCGCCGCTGCCATTCCAGCCGTAGGAGGCCTACCCTCCAATCAAGCAGAAGCTCAAGCAATAGAAACTGAACAAGAGCAGGAGCCTCAAGGCATATTTAATCAATTCAATGGCGAAGCACCGATTACAGATATGATGTCTCACGCCATACTAGGGATAGGAAGAGACGCAATAGGCAGTGCAGCAGGGGTGTTATCACCTAACTGGGCAGAGCCTGTAAAAGACGCTATATATCCTGAAGACGCAAGAGGACAACTGGCTAAAGATTGGTCAAGTAAGGTGGGAGACACTCTATCCCCAATAGTTGATAAATATATTGCCCCAGCGATTCAAAACTATGCAGCACCAGCGGCACGATCCGCTTATGAAAATAAGCCATTGGTGGGTTACTCTGCTAAAGAGACAGTGGGCGGCTTAATGGACTTGTATGGTAAGTTGCCAGCCTCTGTTCGTGATGAGCTAAGTCCACGCCTGAAACATTTGGGTGGTCTGCTTGCGTCCGTATTATAAACGTTAAAATGTAAAGTTTTGCTAAAAAATGGTATAATCGGGCACATAACTGGAGTTAGCAATGGCATTAGGCACATACAGTGAATTACAGACCTCTCTGGCAGACTTTCTGAACAGGGAAGATTTAACGTCCGTAATCCCCACATTCATCGCTCTAGCAGAGGCTAGTATCAACAGAGATGTACGCCATTGGCGTATGGAAAACAGATCAACTGCAACTATTGACGGTCAATATTTCACTAGACCAGGTGATTGGGTTGAAACAATCAGACTTCATTTGACTACTGGAACCACATACATCATGGACCTGGTAAGTCAGAATGCAATGGCAGATAAACGTCAAGGCTCAGAAAATGTTGCTGGAAAACCAAGATTCTACAGTCACTCAGAAGATCAATTTGAGGTATTTCCTACTCCAGATGAGTCGTATGCAGCAGAGCTGTTGTACGTCCAAAAGATTCCTGCACTATCAGATTCCAACACTACCAACTGGCTGCTCAGTGATTCGCCCGACCTGTACCTATACGGCGCTTTAATGCACTCTGCACCATACTTAGCGGAGGATGCAAGAGTTGCAACATGGGCTACAGGATACAGTGAAGCCGTACAGCGATTAAACTTAACATCTCAACAGTCTAAATTTTCAGGCATTGGGTTAAAGACTAAAATACGAGGATTAGGATGAGCTTTTCAAACTTCTTAGAGACAGAGATACTGGATCACGTTTTCGGTGGGGCTGCTTATACTGCTCCAACCACACTTTACATTGCTCTATACACCGGCGCTCCTAGTGATACAGGTGGTGGAACTGAGGTGAGTGGAACTGACTATGCACGACAGACGTCTACCTTTACTACTTCTGATGACACTACTAGCAATGCAGGCGCAATTGAGTTCCCTACGGCTGGTGATAGCTGGGGTACTGTAACTCATGTCGGTGTATTTGACGCGCTGACTACTGGCAATTTGCTCGCTTACGGCACACTGACTGCAAGTAAAGCTGTAGAAAGCGGAGACGTTTTCCGTATTATCGCGGGTGCTTTAGACATTACGTTAGACTAGTATGTTATATGGTGTCTATAAATATGGGCAGGCTGCATACTCTACTGCTGACCTAGAAGATGGCGTTGTTGCCACCTCTGCGTCTTCAAGTGTGGTGGTGGTGGCCGCAGTTACTGTTTCGGGCGTATCGCAAATATCTGCAACGTCAACGGTAGCTACGGATGCCATTAGAGTGCGAGAATCGTCCTCTACGGTCACTTCTGCATCTAGTGTAGCGGTAGCAGGGCAAAGGATACATTTAGCTGATACGGCCATTACCGGCGTCTCAGGGACTACAGTAAGCGGACAGGTCATAAAACTGGGTTCGTCTGTAGTAAGTGCTGTTGCAGGTGTTTCTGCTGATAGCGTTAGGGTTAGACAGTCAGACTCGGCAATTACGGCAAGCGGTGGATTGATATGCTCTGGCATTATACTCTGGATTGACAATAATCCATTAGAGAAAAGCTGGGCTAATACTTCATCATCAAATGTAACGTGGGCAAATGTGCCCCTAAATGAAATAGAATGGGAGGCCGCTTAAATGGCTGATACAACGACTACAACATACTCGCTAGTAAAGCCTGAAGTTGGCGCATCCGAGGACACTTGGGGCACAAAGATAAACACCACGCTGGATACTCTTGACGACCTATTGGACGGCACAACCCCAGTTGTTGGCATGGACCTTAATACTCCAGATATTGATGGGGGAACGGCTGATGACTGTGTTATTGGTGGCGCTACGCCAGCGGCGGGTGCTTTCACTACTTTGGCGGCGTCTGGAGGAAGCGCGGTTGAGGGTGGGGCAGTCTTTAACGAGTCTGGTGCTGATGTAGACTTCCGCGTTGAGTCTGACACCAATACTCATGCGCTGTTTGTTGAAGGAAGCTCTGGTAATGTAGGTATAGGCACAGCCTCGCCCTCACATCGCTTGACGCTATCTGACACTGTTAGCACTAAACTGGTGCTTGATGGGGGTTCTTCTCAGAATGGTATGAGGTGGGAAGATGTTGGTGGCGGTAACTCTTTTTACCTTTACAACTCATCAACAGGTTTTGGCGTGTATGACATTACCGAGGCTACAACGCCCTTGTGGATTGATAACTCTGGTAATGTGTTGGTGGGTACTACTGCTACACCATCATCAACGCAAGGGGGGTTCCAAGTTAAAACCGATGCGGTAGGTGGCGGCTCTACTTACCTGCAAAATAGCTCTGGTACATATACAGGATCATTTGGACAATTTAACTTTATTAACGGTAACGGAACTGTTGGTTCAATCAGCACCAACGGATCAGCAACAGCTTACAACACTTCATCTGACTACAGGCTAAAAGAAGATTTACAGCCAATGACAGGCTCTATTGACAGAGTTAAAGCCTTGAAGCCTTGGAATTTTGCATGGAAAGTGGATGGTACTCGCGTTGATGGTTTTATGGCTCACGAAGCTAATGAGGTTATCGAGGGTTGTGCGTCAGGCACTAAAGACGCAATGCGTGACGAAGAGTATGAAGTCTCTCCCGCAACAGGTGATGTCTTTACACCCGCCATTGAATCAGGCTTTGCCGTTGTATCAGCAGGAGTAGAGTCTTGCCCCGCGTATTACGATATTGACGGAAACGAGATCAAGGCTGAAGTGGTCGCTGTTAGGGCGGTACATTCTGTCATTGAGGCAGTCGATGAGATTATACATAGTTTAGACGTAATTCAGCCTGAAACGCTTGAGGAAGGTCAGCAGTGGCGCGAGACTACAGCGCAAGCAATGGCAACTCGGAGTGTCCCAGATTATCAGGGCATAGATCAGTCTAAGATTGTCCCTTTACTAACAGGAACATTGCAAGAAGTCATTGCAAGACTTGAAGCACTGGAGGCATAGCATGGACTTAATACTACAGAGCCTAAAGTCTAAGACAGTCCAGTTCAGTATCGCTCTGGCTGTATTAAGTATTGCTCAAGGTCAGATAGGTTTCTTACCTGTCGGTCAAGGGGCGCAAGCATTTATTGGAATGGGTATCGCGGCTTGTATCGTGGTGCTTCGCTCTGTAACTACTACGGCACTCAACCAAAAATAACGGCAACCCATTATGGCAACGGCAAAGGAAGTATTGATTCGGCTAGAAGGTCACGAGAAGGAATGCTCTGTCCGCTATACGAACATTGAAAAGCAATTAGATGA